CAACGCTGTCCATGTCCTGACGGGAGGCAGTACTTCGTCGATTCGATGCACGCGGTCATTGGAGGCCACCTTCGAGAAGGCGGGAGGCGTAGCGGTCGAACACGTTGACGATCGCCGCCTCGTCGATCAGGCTGATCTCCCACAGCAGGCGGGCCATCGTCCGTTCGCTGCCGGTGCCCTTGTCGATGAACTCGCGGAAGCACTGCCTCCACAACTCGACGGTCATCGCCGTTCCTCCAACTCGTCGATGCAGTCGGCCGCGTCACGCATCAGCCGGATGACGACGTCCGCCTCGACGGCGTTGTCGACGACCGTGAGGCAATCGGCGTAGTGGCGCAGTGCAGCTTGCAGGTCCATGTCGTCGGGGTCGGTGATCGTCATCGGACTGCCCTCACCGGGAACTCGGAGAAGAACCCGTAGCGGGCGATCAACGCCGCCTCGGCCAACCCGTCCTGGCTGACCTTCTTGAAGCTGTTGGCGTAGTCGGGGAACAGTTCGGTGGCCAGGCCACGGCTGGCCGACTTGTCCTTGCCGGTCAGGCCCATCTTGCGTTTCCAGTCGACGGGCCTGACGCGCACCAGCGAGAAGTGGTTGGCCTGGACGACGCCGACGATGATGCCGGTGTTCAGTCCGAGGCTGAAGCTGGCGATGCTGCCGTTCTTCGGCATCGGCTGGGTGTTCTCCAAGAACACGACATCCGGCTCCCAGTCGGTGAGCATCGCGTCGATCGCCCATCCGTCGGCTCGGCTGTCGTGGACCGGCATTGGCTCGACGCCCGCCAGTTGGCCGTCGTGGATGACGGCAAGCCCGCCGGTCACTCCAGGATCGATACCCACGATGACATAGCTCATTTCATCCGACCGATCGGATGATCGTTGACTTCCATGACCGGCTCGAAGCAGTCGTCGCAGAGCAGGACGTTGTCTCCTTCGAGATCGAATCCGTGGGTCTGCGCTTCGGTCAGCATCTCCTCGTCGGTCCACGCCTTGAAGAAGGTGTCGCCGCACGCGGCGCAGGTGAAGGTGTCGCTCATTCGGCGGCCTCGTCGATCTCGTTGATCGGCTTCGGAGCCTGGGGTCGGTGGACGCGTTCGAGGATCTCGACGACCAGCGCGGGCAACGAGACGCCTTGTTTGTCGGCGATGCGCTGCAACTGCTCTCGGTATGCGTAGGGGACCCGGATGCTGATCTGTGTCGAGGTCAACCGCGGGTCCCGTCGGTAACTCTTCGTGGGCATGGGTGTATGGTACCACCCAGCCACCCACCCTGTCAAGGGTATGTTCGACGCCGGATGGACAACTGGTCGATACTTGGCAGATGGGCAAGGGCGAGAAGATGCGCACCGACTGGCGACGCGAGCGTTTCCTCGAATGGCTGTGCACCATCAAGCAAGACCGGATGCCCCCGTCGCAGGGCGCGCTCGCCGAAGAACTGCAATGCAGTCACGACATGCTGCGCGACTGGAAGAAGGACCCCCAGTTCCTCGCCGACTGGGAGGCGCTGTACCGCCGCACCATCGGCAGCCCCGAGCGCGCCGGGACCGTGATGCAGTCGCTGTACGAGACAGCGATCGACCGCACCGACCCGCGCCAGGTCCAAGCCGCCAAGGCGTACATGGATCAGATCGAAGGCGCCCGCCCACAGAAGGTCGACGTCACCGTGACCAACGGCAAAGCCGCCAAGGATCTGACCGACGACGAACTGTTCGCCATGCTGGCCAACCGGGCTGAGAAGGAACTCGCCGATCGTCTCGAAGAACGAGACGACGTCAATGGCTGACCAACTCGTTCGCAACGGCTACGAGCCAGGACTCACCGAAGCGACACGGCGGGCGATCTTCGACCTGCGACGGCGCGCCGACGAAGTCACCATCAGCGACACCGACCCCGGCAACGGATACGAACTGTGGTTCAACACCACCGACCAGAAGCTGTACGTCCGCTGGGAAGACCAGTGGGTCGCCCTGTCCGTCGGCACACCCGGCCCCGAAGGACCACCAGGACCACAGGGACCGCCAGGTACCGGTGGAGGTACCGGTACCGGCACCGATGAGGTGTGGGTCGGACCCGACGACCCGATCGCCGCCCATCCGACGATCGAACTGTGGGTCGACAGCGATGCCGAAGGTGGCACGGGTGGCACTGGACCGCAGGGTCCGCCTGGGCCTGCTGGTCCTCAGGGTCCGCCAGGTGCCGACGGCGCTCCGGGTGCGACCGGTCCCGCTGGAGCACAGGGTCTCCAGGGCGTGCCCGGGCCGACAGGTCCTACTGGGCCGACGGGACCCACGGGTGCGCAAGGTCCGAAGGGCGACACGGGCGCAACTGGTGCGCAGGGTCCGATCGGCCTGACCGGTCCGACTGGCCCAGCCGGTGCAGCGTCGACGGTGCCTGGTCCTCAGGGTCCGGCCGGGCCGACCGGTCCAGCTGGCGCAGCTTCGACGGTCCCCGGCCCGCAGGGTCCGGCTGGCCCAGCCGGACCGCAGGGTCCAGCGGGTGTTGCTCCCGACGAGGTCGCCATCAGTGCGACCGATCCGGGCGGGACGTTCGAGTTGTGGATCGACACGTCGGTATGAACGGGAGCAACTGATGCCAGTACTGAAGGCCCGCATCAGCGGCGCATGGGTCGACGTCGGTGGTGGCGGTGTCGATGAGGTGTGGATCGGCACGGCTGCGCCGACCGACACGGCGACCGAGTTGTGGTACGACACCGACGAACCGAACCTGTACGAGCCGGATACGGCCCGATGGAACTCGGCGTGGGGCAACGTCGTCCCGCAGACCGCCAACAGCGACATCGATGTGGCGGCTGGTCCGACAACCGTGCGAAGTGTGACGTTCACCGCTGTCGCCGGGCGTCGTTACGTCGTCCGCGTCCTGACGGCGAGCAGCTATACGACCGGCCAAACCGTTGGTCAGAGTTTCACGACCGCCCTCCAACTCGATGGTGTCACACAGTTGAACTTCGTCATTCAGGTCGATGTCAACGACAACTATCAGCCGTCAGCGACGACCACGGTTGAACTCACTCCGGCCGGTGGCAGCCGCACTGTCGCCATCGTCATCAATCGCAACAACGGCACCGGCACGTTCCGTGCTCGCTACGCGCTGGCGATCGACGACGTCGGCCCGGTGTCCCTGTCGTCGAACCCGCCCGCCCAGCCCGCCAGCGTATGGACGCCAGTGACATTCCAGAACGGCTGGTCGAACAGCGGCGGTACTCACCAGTTGGGGGCGTATCGCCTCCTGGGTGATCAGGTGCAACTACGCGGCCTTGTCAAAGGTGGGACGAACGCGGCGGCGATCTTCACGCTGCCAGCCGGATATCGACCGACAGCGACCGTGGTGGCGGCGACCAACCACATCGTCGGCGGCAACTGGGCGTTCGGCATCGTCCAGATCGCGACTGACGGTGCCGTTGCTCCGTTCGGCTCGGCAGCGCCAACGGACGTCTCACTCAACAACCTGTCGTTCTCGGTGCTCTGATGGCTGGGGAGGTATAGCTGGTGGGCGCAGGGGTTTTGAAGGCCAAGGTCGGTGGCCAGTGGGTGCCGATCATCGGGTCGGGCATGTCGGCCGAGGTGGCCCGATGGAACAGTGCATGGGGGGTCGTCGCCAAGGGGACGTCGACATCGAACGCTGGCGGCCTCAGCGCGGATACGACGATCATCTCGGTCACGGCGACGCTCGTTGCCGGTCGGCGCTACCGCCTCGCTGGCACACTGCAAGTTGGTAGCTCCACTGCCAACGCCATCCAGTTCGCCAAGATCACTGACAATGCGCTGACGCAGTTGAGTGTCGACAACGAAATCAGTACCACCGTCAACACGCTGGAACCCGTCGCCTATGTCGAGCCGGTCGTGTCGGGTCTGGTGACGTACCTCCTGCGGGCGTCGTCAACTCAGACGTTCGCCCTCAATGGCGCTTCGTTCCAGCCGCACGTATTTACCGTCGAGGACGTCGGCCCGGTGATCTACAACGCCGCACCGGCACCGATCGGCACCCCGACGGCGTGGACGAACGCCACGTTGCAGAACTCGTGGGTCAACGTCAGTTCCTCCACATTCACCTCCGCTCGCTATCGACTGAATGGCGATCGGGTTGAGGTTGAGGGGCTGGTCGGCGGTGGGGCGTACAGCGTGGCGATCTTCACGCTTCCGGCGGGGTACCGGCCGTCCAAGAACTTCGTGTTTACATGCTTCGGCTCGGGGGCCAATGGCGCGGTTGGGGCGTTCCGCGTTGATGTCCAACCAGATGGCACTGTCTTGGTCCAGGCGGCTGCCGCCGGGACGACCGGGCCTCCCAGCTACATGACCTTGACCGGCATCCAGTTCTCGATCACCTAGGAGGCACCATGTCCTACAACACGATCCACGAATCATCCAAGGATGAGGCGCTCAACGGGCGGATCACCGCCTGCTGCATGCAGGAGCACCACGAGCCGCTGACCGAGGCGATGTGGGCGGTCTACACGGCCAGCGACGTCGAGCAGGCGTACGCCTACGCCCTCGAAGTCGACAACCCGAACCCCGGCGGGGACGAGACGGTGGTGACCGATTCCATGATTTTGTCGCACGTTCAGGCGTTCTTCGATCCAGCGGTGTTGCTGCCTCGATGACCCTGGTCGACGAGAACCAGATCAGCTGGGATCAGCTGCTGGAGGAGCGCGAGTGGCGACGCTGCTTCCCCAAGACGCGCGATCCGGCCAAGCTGATGGAAGCGTTCGAGTACTGGTGCTCCGAGTACGTCTACATCAAGCACCCCGAGCACGGTCGGATCAAGTTCGACCTGTTCGACGCCCAGCGCCAGACGGCCAGCGGGTGGATGGTCAACCGCTACTCGCTGCTGCTCAAGGCTCGGCAGCTGGGCTTCTCCACGCTGGTCGCGGCGTACTGCCTGTGGCTGACGTTCGGCTACGAGGACCGCGTCGTGATCATGCTCAGCCGCACCGAGCGCGACGCCATCAAACTGTTGGCCAAGGCCAAGTACAACTACCGCTTCCTGCCCGAGTGGATGAAGTTCCGCGGCCCGCCGATGAACGCGACGCAGACGAAGATGGAGTTCGCCAACGAGTCGTACATGGAATCCCTGCCGTCGGCATCGGACCCTGCTCGTGGCGAGACCGTCTACCTGGCGGTGATCGACGAGTTGGCTTACCTGCCTAACAGTGACGAGGCGTGGTCGTCGATCGAGCCGATCGCTGACGTCGGCGGACGGGTCATCGCCCTGTCGACGGCCAACGGCGAGGGCAACCTGTTCCACAAGCTGTGGGTCGGGGCGACGACGAAGAACAATCGCTTCAAGGCCCAGTTCCATCCGTGGTGGGCCAACGGCCGAACCCAGGAGTGGTACGACGCCGAGGCCGCTGAACTGCCCGAGTGGCAGATGGCCCAGGAGTACCCGGACAATCCCGACGACGCCTTCCTGCGCTCGGGTCGCCCGATGTTCTCCCTCGACGTGCTGCGCAAGCTGGACGAGAACGCCAAGGAGCCGATCGCTCGCGGCGACTTCCTCGTCTACCGCAACCGGGCCTACTTCCCCGACCCCCAGGGCGCTGCACGAATCTGGGAGTGGCCGGTCGAGGAGGGGCGCTACGCCATCGGCGCCGACCCGGCTCAGGGGATGGAGCACGGCGACTACTCCAGCGCCCACGTGATCAACGCGCGCAACGGCCATGTCGTCGCTCACTGGCACGGACGCATCGACCCCGACCTGTTCGGCACGGACGTGCTCTTTCCGCTGGGCAAGATGTACAACTGGGCGCTGATGGGGGTCGAGTCGAACAACCACGGCCTGACCACCTTGAAGGCGCTGCAGAAG